TACTTGAGCAAATCGCCCAAGGTCAACTCATTGGTGAGAACCGACATTTAAAACTCCTAGTGGGATTTGTAAGAAGGACGATTGGCTGCAAGCCTTTGTGTGAGCATTTCGGCACGCTGCTGTGCAGCGATCACCACAGGACTTTGCTCAGGCTTTGTCGTCGTTTGGGTACCGGCTTGCGGCAAGATGTGAGAGCTGATCTCGGGGCTATCGGACGCTTTGGCGGCCAGCAACTCATTGCGAACCTGCTCCACACTCAAGCCACGCTCCAGCGCAGAAAACGTCATGTCTGACTTGCCTGCCAGCAGACACATCTCGGCAACGGCCAGCACGTTGGCACTGGCTTTACGGATGTCATGACTGGCAGCCGCTGCAGATGCAGCGGCAACTGCGGGCTGAACCACGTCAGGGGTTTCTTGCGTTGGCTCACCAGCGCCAGCAGGTAACTCAACCTCTTGATGAGGGGTCTGATGAGGCGCTTGGGGATTTGCATCCTCAGGAGTCACGACGGTGGACGTGACGGGAACAGCTTCTGTCGAAGCGGTAGATGCAGGCGGCGATGTTTGCGACATCAATTTCTCCTTAGAAAGAACTGGATCGGGAAGTGAGACTTCCATCTCGCGCCCCGATCCAAACGATCGCGCGATGGCAGATTTGCGTTGTTGAACTTCCATAGCCAGCGCGCGCAAGGCGTCGTCTGCCGTGCCAATCGCATCAGCAAAACCAGCCTCAATGGCATCACCCGCGTAGAAGAGACCTGCTTGTGTGTCTCGCACGACCTGCGCATCCAACCCTCGGTTGGCTGCGACCGTTGAGACAAACATTTCGTAGAGCCGATCGACTTCCGTTTGCAGCGCCGTGGACGCTTCGTTGGAGAGTGGCAAGTGCGGCGATAGGTCGTTTTTGCGGTCCCCTGCGTAGATGGCCGTGTATCGGTAGCCATCGAGCGCATCGCGTTGCGTTTGATCAACATGCAGTGCAATCACACCGATGGAGCCCACACCACCTGTGCGCGTCAGATAGATGCGCTCAGCACTACAAGCAATCGCGTACGCGGCAGAGAACGCATCGTCGTTGGCGACTGCCCAGATGGGCTTGGTGCTGCGTGCGCTCACGATTTCGTCGGCCAGATCGAACGCACCGCCCGCCTCACCACCAGGCGAGTCAATATCCAGCAGCACAGCGTCCACATTGGGATCGTTGATAGCCGCATTGATTTGTGCGCTGATAGAGGCGTAGCTGGTCAGGCCAGAAGCGGCATCCATGGCACCCGTGCGTCGCACCAGCGTTCCTAGGATGCTGATGACTGAGATGTTGGGCACTTGGATGTCTGAATGCATCACGCGCTCGGGTGGCGTCATTGCGCCGAGTTGAGAAAGTTGTTGCGCTGTGGCTTCTGGAACGACCATGCCCATTCGTGGCCCCACCACCGAGAGGATGACCTCAAGCTTGCGGGGATGAATGAGCAAAGGCGTACCAAAAACCCGCGAAGCCAGATACGGCATCGTCGGAAGATTTGTCATAAGACCTCTGAGTTAAGAGATGAAAAAACCGCGTCTAGGTTTCTTGATCTACCAGCGGTGCATCAGGCACATCAGGTGGATTAGTGGGAGCGACTTGGTTAGTAGCTCCATTGCGTGCGACCAAGCGTGGGTCGGTGTCGAGCACCAACCCCAGCGAGTCAGCACGTGCGTTGTCTGCGGCGATCTCGCGATCGATGGATTCCGCGTCGTAGCCGTAGGACGAAATAGCTTCTGAGCGGCTCATCAAGCCAGAGCGGATGGCCAACTGCATGGCCTTGAACTCTTTCTCGGGATCCACCCATTGCCAGCCTTGTGGGATCCACTTGGCCGCTTGGTACTCGCGCGCTTTGGTTCGGTAGTTGGGCAAATCAAGCTTGCCCTCGAGTACCGCTTGCTGCATCCATGCGCGCCAGATCGGGCGACACAACTGATGCACGATCACGCCGTGCTGCAAGGTCTCACAACGACGCCGAAACTCCAACAAACCTGCACGGATGGATGAGTAGTTCACTTGGGTCAAGTCACCCGTGAGCATCTCAAACGTGATGCCCATGGCAGCGGCCACCGCTCTGAACTGTTGACGCATGAACTCGGCATAGCTCGAACCCACATCCGCAGGTGCAGAAAACTTGATGTCCTCACCAGGCTCCAAGATCTGCAATGTTCCGGGCTCCATGCCTGCCAAGGCCACGCCGCTTTCATCGGCATCACCCTCGCCCATGAGGTTGTCCTCAGGGGCCATGCGGGTGATAAAACCCGCAAACATGGCAGCCGTCTTCTTGCGCACCAGCTCAGCGTCGTCGTACTGGTCCAGCTCATTGAGCTTGACCAACGCTCTGGCCAGCCAAGGCTCACCCCGAATCTGTCCCGGTCGAAGTGGTCGGTACAGATGCACGATTTCAGTCGCATCCACACGGACCAAGTCAAGATTACCCGCACCGGATGCACCAGACATAGGCGCCAGCATCCCGTCATTCGGGTGCGAGCGGTACAGGTGATACGCCACGCGTCGGCCCAAGAGGTCAAACTCAATGCCCGCTCGAATCACATTGCCGTTGGGCAAGTCTTGATTCAAGCTGATGGGCAAGTGCTCTGCTTCAAGCACTTGGAGCTGAAAAGCCACAGACAGGTTGTCTTCCGGTCTTCGGTAGCGCATGCGCACAAACGCCTCACCACCTTCGAGCATGGCGCGTGTGGCCAAGCCTTGAAGACCATAGAAGTCGGTGAGCCCCGCCGCATCGGCATCCTCACACCAACTCCACCACAAGGCATGGACTGCTTCGCGCTGAGGTTGGTTTTCGATCATGCTTTGGGGCTTGATGCCTGTGCCAATCGCGTTGGCTACAAAAGCGTCAATACCTGCAGCGGCCCAAGCGTTGCGACGCACAAGGTCACGGCTTTTGGTACGAAGCTGGTCTTGGGTGAGCGCCAGCGCTGAAACAGCACCCGGATTGCCCGGATTCCATTTCAGCGCACGTCGTCCCATCCCCGCTCCGTCATAAACAGGCGTGTTGCCAAACATCCGGCGTTTGATGGTGCTGATCCAACTCATCACAACCCCTTAGACGTTGTAATGCGGATCTGGCGAGACTTGCGCTTACCTGCGGCACGTGCAATCTGCGACTCCACTTCAGCAATGGCTGCCTTGAGGTCGGTTACGCTTCGGTACTCGACACTCTTGCCGTCGTACGTCAAGCGATGTTCGCCGCTGGCCAAGGCCTCTCGCAAAGCCTGAAGGTGTTGTTCGGTATAGCTCGTCATCACTTCATCCAGTTACTGCGAATGACCCTCCTGCCGCGCTGGGGGACTTTGTTCATAAAAAAGCCACCGACGGGGGTGGCTGGGAGAGTTGTAGGACTTGAGGCACTGGGCAATGGAGAGGGGTTTCGCCATGACACATCCTCAACCGGCTCGTCCACCTCTTCATCCACATCCTGATCGGCATGGACTTCGACCTTGGGCTCTGCTTCCACAAAGTCGACGTCATCGTTGGGTGGCCGCACACCCTGAATCCCTTGCAAGAACTCAGCTGTCTCAAAACCTGGACGCACCGGAAACAGCCCATCCATGCGCAACTCCGGTGGCTCAGCACTCAGCGGAATTCCCAGTTGGCGCTCAAGCTCCAACCAGTGACGTTCCTCAAAACGGTCTAAGCCCGCCAGACTGGCAGCGGCACGTGCGTAGACGTAACAGTCCAAGGCCTCGTTACGCTCACGCACTTTTTGCCACTCGCGAAACGAGAAACCATTGCGGTCACGCCGCGTGACCAGTTGTTCGGAACACAGTTGCTGGACGTACTCGGCGTCGACTTGCGGCAGGTGGACATACCCATTGGGGAACACAATCTCGCCATCTTCGGTGACCTCAATCGTTTTGCGCAGGTTGTTGAAGAACTCCAACTTGGCAATGCCACCCACCACCGCATAGACACGCAGGCCTCGGCGCAAACGTCTGCCGTTGGTGGTCATGTCCACAGCAGTGGGCAAGCCAACCAAAGCAGCACCGCGTGCGACGCCTTTCATAGGAAGCAAGCGTGGGTCGTGCTGGCGACGCACAAAGGCATAAGCCTCTTGGGTTGCGTAGCCGGTATCAAGTCCCATGCGCACCAAACGCATCGGCACACCACTGATGTGCGTCCAGCTCTCTTGGAGCATGAGCCCCAAACGCAGCCAGACATCATCTCGGGCGGTATCGCCTTCGAGCACCCGGTGCTCGATGAGCCAAGAGCGCTTCTCCCGACCAAAGCCCCAGATGGAGACTTCGATACGGTCTTTTTGAATGTCGATACCGCCAGCAAGCAAAAGCGCACCATAGGGAACCGTGCCCATGCGGTACGACTCACGTCGCTCAAGCAAGCGTTCCCACTCAGGCGTTTCGCCCTGCTCAACCCAAGTCTCACCTAGCTCGGTGTTCTTGAAAGCCTTCAATGCGGTTGCTGAACCTTGCGCCAGCTCCCACGCTTGTGCAATTTCTACCCAACTGCGCCAGCCCACCGGGCTGTACAGGCTAGATAGATGAAAACCAGCAGTTCGGCCATTGGCGGGAATGGTTGCCACCCAGCGCCCCTGCTCGAGCATTTGGGTCTTGGCGTGTTCGTAGATGGGCTCCTCGCATCCTGTGCAGAGGTAACGCACCGAGTCAGCTTGCCCCTTCTCCCAAATCAAACGCTCAAACTGCAAGCGTTGCTCATGTCCACAGTGAGGGCAAGGCACCATGAAGTGGCGCTGATCTGATTGCTCAAACTCCCGCTCGATGCGCGAAGCACCAGAGATGGTCGGGGTCGACACAATCAAAATCTTGCGACGGGCAAATGTACGGGTACGAGCTTCGGCCAGCGAGATGGCGTCACCCTCACCTTCTACGTCACCGGGGTACCCGTCTACCTCATCCAAGAAGAGGTAGCGCACAGGCATGGAGCGCAGGCCTACCGCACTGTTCGCCCCTGTGAGGACCAACACCCCGCCTCGGAACTCCTTGGCAAGGATGGTGTTGCCTGAGTCACGTGCGCGCGCAGGTGCGATGAGGGCCGAGAGTGTTTCGCTCTCTTCAATCAGCGGATCAATCCGCTGCTTGGAGTTTCGTTTGGCCATCTCCACCGTGGGAGCCACAGCCATCATCGGACCTGGTGCCATGTGAATCACATAGCCAATCCAGTTGTTGCCACACTCGGTACCGCCCACTTGAGCGCCCTTCATGAACACCACACGCTCCACGGGTGAGGTGGGCGAAAGGCAATCCATGATCTCCTTGAGATACGGCGTGCGGCTCGTGCGCCAGCGGCCAGGCTCAGAAGCTGACTTACCCGACAAAAAGCGGTATTGGTCAGCCCATTCAGAAACGCTCAGTAATGGGTCGGGGGTGAGTCCCTCGCGCCACGCCTCAGCGATGGCATCAATTCCGTCGTAGTGTTCAAACACATTGGTGTTCCTCAATCGATTCGCACCGCCATGTCACCTAAGTCGAGCAAATGCTCACGCACCGCCTTCTCCAAAATCTGGTGCATTTGGTGAGCATCGACGTTCAAGTCAGACGCCAGCTGTGCAGAGACACGAGCGGGCCAGTTCAGCCACGCATCGCGCTGTGTGCGCGCTAATTTGTAGACATGAGCCACCGCTTGGGATCGGTCCACCAAGTCGCCCTTCAGGCGCGCTAAGCGCACCTTGTTGGTTTGCGCTTTGAGCACCTCGTTGGCTGTTCGGGCTTGCAGCAAGGTGGTGCCGCCCGATGCAGGCGATTGCGCCCCAGATGAATCCCCTAACGCCTCACGAACGCTGGCAATCGCTTCGTTGGGTACAGGGCGTTGTTCGCCGCGCTGTTGAGAAGCATCGGTGTTGCGCCGCCACTCATCGTTAGCCCGGTCCACATCAATGGAGCCATCGGCATTTGCCGTGATGCGCCCTGAGTGGATGGCTTTGCGCACAGCGCCTTCGGAAATTCCACGGTAGCGGGCATAAGCGCGCATGGACATGTTTTGGCTCATGAATGAGGTCCTGTGAGTGCGTGCGCGCGAATAAGCGTACTAAAGCGTGCCAGTGCGCACGCATGTCCAAGTGATTCAGTCTGACTTAAAGAACAACTTGATCTTGTTTGCGAATGAAGCGTTCATACGTACATGCGCTAACGCATTTGAATAACTTTTTTGGAGCGATTGATGAACCACCACACCACGACCAACGCGATCACCGCGCCCTCTTCGCTTTTGGAGCAGATCGCTTTGAAGCACTTCTTTGTTGAGACCCTGCAGACACAGAACCGCGACTCTTTGGACTTCCACGACGTTTCGGTTTGGGCGATTGAGTCGGCTCTGAAGGCTGCGTTTGAGGCAGGGGTTCAGACTGGACAACAGGCAGCTTTGAAGGAGAAAACAAAGAAGGCTTAAAGAGAGCAACGAGTTCAAGCAAGAGATTCACAACTCGCTTGACTCGATCAGAAATAGAAGCGTTCATCACGCACCTCACAAACAAATGATTTGAAAAAAGCAATGCAAGACATGAACAACCCCAAGGAGATTGAAACGATGACTTACACAACAAACGGCCTCACCCTCGATGAGGTGGGCTTTATCCAGATCGCTGGCATCAAAGCCTTATCGGCGGCGGCCAAGGGAGAGCTGGACTTGAACCGCTTAGCTCGGGAAGAGCTGGCCTCACGCGGTTTGGACAAAGAAGGCCACTGGGTCGGTTTTGAGCGAGCCAACCAAATTCACAACGTCAAGAAATAAACCTCAACACATCAACCGGAGATTCACATGAGCACACAACTCACAGCCACCCAACAAACCATCCTTGCCCACGCCCACCAACACACGGCTGGCAAGATTGAATGGTTCCCCGAAAACATCAAAGGCGGTGCGCGTCAAAAAGTCCTCGATGGCTTGTTCAACCGAGCCCTCATCACCAAGAGCGCCAGCGACTGGTTCATTGCAGCCGAGGGCTACGACGCACTCGGTGTGCCACGCAAGGGGGCAACCAGCGCGCCAGCGACAGAGGCCACCGCTGCGCCAGCCAATCCCAAAACACCTCGCACACGAGAAAACAGCAAGCAAGCCCAAATGATTGAGTTGCTCAAGCGCCCCGATGGAGCCACCTTGAATCAACTGGTCGAAGCCACGGGCTGGCAAGCACACACGGTGCGCGGCGCGATGGCCGGGGCTTTGAAAAAGAAACTGAGCTTGAACATCGTGTCAGAGAAGAACGATGGTCATGAACGTAAGTACCGCATCACCACCACAACCGTTTGAGGACCTCATGAAACCCATCAATATCACGATTGAATCCAAGCCCACAACCATCAACTTCGATGGCCATGAATTGCAGGTTCAAAAGCTCAGCATCCCGCTGCCCTTTGGCCGCAAGCCTACAGACATCTCCGACATTGCCGCTTGCGGCGTCGAGGCGGTCTACGTGACCGAAATCCGGGAGATGGACCCCGAGGAATTTGATGGCTTCAAATTGAACCTAGGAAAATCTCGCGCTTGGCTCAAAGGCAAGGGTGGCGATTACTGGGATGGCCGGTTGTGCGTGATGGTGCACGCACCCGGTAGACCCTACTTGTTCATTGATCCATCCGGAGGAGACAGCGTTCGCTACCTCGCGCGTCTGGGCTGATCAGTCGCAGAAAAGCAACTAATCAGAAAGATCTGATGAATCGCTTTACTTCTGTCCAAGGTAGAGCGTTCATAGAGTCATCGCAACGCAAACGGAGAAACAACATGAAAACCGAACACGAAATCAAAGCGCAATACGCCGAAGAAGCGGCCCTCAAAGCCTTGTTGCATGCACAAACAACACTCGAGGCGAACATGCATGAGTTGGATCGTTACATCGAAAAATTCAAAGAAGCCTCCACCGCAAAAGACAAAGCAGCAGTTTTGAATTGGAGCTTGAACCACTTGGTTTGCAACATAACACCGAACTTGCGCTTAGACCTGATTGCCAACGCCCAAGCGGAATTGGCACAAACAGAAAGCTTCCCCAAAGGAGAGTCGATATGAGTCAATCTGAAAAAGCCACCCACGTTTTAGTGAGCCTGCGCAAGAAAACCAAACAGGAAGTCTTTACCGCATGGACAACGCAATGCTTGGGAAAAATCCATAACGCCAAGGTTCACGAGATGCGCAAGTCTTGGATGATCTACGACATCATCAGAAGCCAGTTCGGCGAATTGATTGCCGACCAACTAGCTTGAGCATGGAAATTATTCGAGCGCATCGCACAGATGCCAACAATCGGTCACGTGGGCAATGCGTGGTCACTTTGGAGTGGTACCGCAACACCATCATGGCCATCACTCACATGGAGCGACGCTATCTACCCACGGGGAGAACAAGCATTCGCTCAACTGGTGAAGTAGTCGTTGAAATGATGGCCCGTGATTATTTCGTTGAGCGTCTGTGGCTCAAAACAGATGGCACCTCTCTTTGGGAACAACAGCCGCTAGCGCTGTAAAAAAAGGCGGCAAGGTAGAAACCTCTGCCGCCTTGTGCGAGCCACAAGAGAAATGATTACTTCTTCTTGTTCACTGCTGCTTTGAAAGCTGCACCAGGTGTGAACTTAGGCACATTGGCAGCAGCGATCTTCAATGCTTCGCCAGTACGTGGGTTGCGACCCGTACGTGCAGCGCGCTTGGTGGCCTTGAAAGTACCAAAGCCAATCAACTGGACATCTTGCTTCTTAGCAACAGACTTGGTGATGATTTCAAGCAATGCATCGATTGCACGACCAGCAGCGGCCTTTGACATTTCGGTTTCGTGGGCCAACGCCTCGATCAATTCAGTCTTGTTCAATTTTTTCTCCTTTTGATGAACGGTCGAGATTCTGACACGGCCATGTGTCAACTCGCTCAAGGGTTTTCGACAAGAACTTGAGGCGTATCAAGCTCTGCCGTATCTGCACGGTGAAGGACTGCCTTCTTGCCCGTGAAGTCCTCCCAACGCTTGACGATCACATCAACGAACTTGGGATCCAACTCCATGAGTCGGGCGTGTCGGTTGGTTTTTTCACAAGCAATTGCTGTGGTGCCAGAGCCACCGAACAAGTCGAGCACGATGTCTCGGCTCTTGGATGAGTTCTTCACGGCGCGCTCAACCAGCTCCACTGGTTTCATCGTGGGATGCAGGTCATTGACGCGGGGCTTGTTGTAAAACCAAACATCAGCCTGATCGCGGTCACCGCACCAGAAATGATCTGAGCCCTGCTTCCAACCGTAGAGGATGGGCTCGTATTGGCGCTGATAGTCAGCACGTCCTAACGTGAACGAGTTCTTAGCCCAAATCACAAAGGTCGACCACTTACCACCCGCATCGAGCCAAGCTTTTTGCAAGGTGTGGAGCTCAGATGAGCTCATGCACACGTAGCACGCGCCCTTGGTCATGATCAGCAGGTTCAGGCAAGCGTCGTACAAGAACTTGTAGAACCCATCGCCCAAAGCATCGTTCAAGATTCGACGATCTTTGCCGCGCATCTTGTCTTTGGCGCTGTTGCCATAGTCCACGTTGTAGGGCGGATCCGTGAAGGCCATGTCTGCGAGTTGGCCATCCATGAGGCGCTCAACATCCGAGAGCACCGTGGAGTCACCACAAAGGAGGCGGTGGTCGCCGAGAATCCACAAGTCCCCAGGTCTGGAAACAGGATCTACTGGTGGTTCTGGGATTGCATCATCCTCGGTTAAACCACCGCCTTCATCTTGCGGATTGAGCAAGTCGTCAATCTCGTCATCCGTAAAGCCTATGAGAGAGAGGTCGTAATCAGCTGCTTGCAACTCAGCTAGCTCGAGCTTCAAAAGCTCTTGGTCCCAACCTGCGTTTTCCGCGATGCGGTTGTCGGCCAAGATGTACGCCTTCTTTTGCTCAGGGGTCAGGTGGGCCAGCTCGATGACTGGCACTTCTTTCAACCCCAGCTTTCTGGCAGCCATCAATCGACCATGGCCAGCAATGACGCCCCGCTCACCGTCTGTGAGGATGGGATTGGTCCAGCCGTACTCGGCAATGGATGCTGCGATTTGTGCGACCTGCGCATCGTTGTGCGTGCGGGCATTGCGGGCGTACGGGATGAGCGTATCGACCGCGATCATTCGAATCTCGGGTGTCATAGGTGCCTTGGGTAAAATTTCGCAAACAACAACGAAAAGCTGCAGTGCGGATAAAAGTCATAAACGGGGTCTTAGCCCGTCAGAAAAATAAAGATGGAAGCGATGCAGGCTTTGCACCACTAGTCGCAGGGACTTACGAGGTCACAGGCCCCGCGAAGGACGGCCAACTTGAAGTCCAGAAAGATGCTGAGCACAGCGTGTTCATGCCACTCGATAAGCTCGACCACTACGTCACGCTAGGTGACATTCAAATCATGTGAGATGGGCACTGGGTGCGTACCCGGTGCGTACTGCGTACCCCGAATTTAGGGCTGTCGGTAGCGAAATCTCGCGCCTTTGCCCCCCGCATAGAGTTTTAGCCCAGAAGGACCCGTGAATTCAGGAAGTCAGGGGTGACTTCGTTGAATTGAAGCCACTGCTCGGGCACTTTATGCCTGAGATGCGGCTCAGTTGCGTGAAGTCTCACTCTGAGTGAATCAATCGACTCACAACTGCCGCGACCATAGACAGAAATGTAGCTTCAAAACGCTGAAATGTTGCAGCGTGATTTGGGCTCAAAAACCGCGCATTACCTCTCCCTCTTTAACTGCGCCGCTTACTCACTTCAAATCACGCCAGAACACTCACAAACGTTTCGGTTTGGTTTTGTCGTTGAGCTTATCGGTCACCACTTGCATGTCTCGCTTCCAACGTCGCCATGCTGTGGTGCGATCACATCCAAAGCGTTTGCCGATGTCGCGCCAGTCGTATCGCTTGGCCCGCATCCAGACCAAGTGCCGCTCATCCAACTCCAGAACTTGCACCCATTGCATGACCTCAAGCATCAGGTCCACATCCTTGGGACTTGGTGGCGGCAATCGATAAAGCCTCTCTCGGTCTGGATAGGCCTCGAGTTCACTTTGCGCGACCACTGGCCAAGTGCTCACATAGCCCTGCACCGTCACGCGAGGCAAACGCCTCGCAGTGCGTGCCGCTTCCGTGAAACGCTCGGCTACAACATCAATCGTCCAAAGCTCATCCATGCTGCCCTCCCTTTGGTGGGACATGGTTGGTTTGCCCGTAGAGCCGCTCACCAATGCTGCGAATGAGTTGACGCTCCAAGAAGTTCAGACGTGTGTCTTGCTCAGAGATGACCAAGATGTGTTGCTCTCGCCAACCTTGGCGCTTGGTAGCTTCAACATCCATGGGGTTAGCTTGCATGCGCCCAAGAGGCGATGGATAGTGCGGTTGGGGAATATTCATTGAACACCTCCAATCCTCAAATATCCATGTGCCGATGGGAAATCAAATGCGTCGAATGACGCATTTGACGTTTTAAAACACTCCTTCTCTATATGCGCGTATGCGCGTACGCGTAGAGAACTACTGTTATGGAATGTCGGAAATGTCAGAACACCAATATTTGAATTCCTTAGTTTCATTTTTTGACTCCTAGTTGTCGTTGTAGGGATAGCT